TCAGTCAGAGTGTAGTTCGCGGTGAACGCCAGCGCATCCAGAGACTGGATACCGGCGATGTAGGTCTGCATCTTGTCAGACAGGGTAGTGGTTTCCAGCATCTCCGGATCGCCGCCCAGATCAGGGAATTCCTTGATGTCAATGAGCTTTTCGTAGGTGTTGCCGGTGGTTCCCTTTTTCATCAGGAAAACTTTATACGTGCTTATGGCCATGTTTAATCATCCTTTCGTTGTAATAAAAACGGGCTGCCTCCTGTGAAGCAGCCCTTCGGCTCTCTTTCCGCCCTTGCGGAAAGGTAAAGCATATTTACCTGCGGTAAATTGTTCCGCCGTCCGTCTCCGCCCGATACCGGGCTACCAGACGGTAAATCGTCCCGTTTTCCATATTCGGAACAGGGGACAACGAAATTCGCGTGAAATTCCGTTTGTAGAGCATTTCGTCTATAACGCCCATAATCTCCCGGCATACGCTTTTCTTGCTTCCTGCCTTGTCGGAGTACACATTGACTTCGTACATCAGCGTTGAGAACTTTTCCCGGTCGCTGCTGTCCAGCCTGTTCGCGGACATATAATTGTCCTGCTCTACGATGCTTACATAGGGGAATTTTGGAGGAGCGTTCACATATTCGCCGGATACCGCAATGCCCTTGAAGCGCTTTCGCAGAGCCTCGGCAATGGGGGTATAGATCAGCTTTTCAATATCAGTCAAGCCCTGAACACCTCCATAACGATTCTCGGAAGCTCCTGCTCAATCGCTTTTCTCGCCTCATACATGGGCATTGCAGGAGGATTTCCGTATGTGTGGCCGCCGCCCTTGTCTTTGGGCAGATACCAGCCTTTGGGGTCGTCCCAATGACCTTTCCCGTCCGGGTAGGTGCCAGCCCCCATGCCAAACTCCGACGCTTCCGGGTGCCCGGTTCCGTAGGTGATACCGGCTCCAAATTCAATGAAAAGAACGGATTCCCCATCGGCCTTTACGGCGTAACCATTCGGGATTGCCACGACGGACACGGTTGCATCCCTCATCCCGGTGTAAACAGCCCGTGAGAACCGGATGGAAGCCACAGAAGCACCCAGCATTGCCAGCCTTTCGGCCAGTTCCTTTGCCTTGTCCTTCTGCCAGCGTTTGTATTCCTTCAATTCATCCTGAATCTTCTGAATGCCGGAAACCGACAGCGGAACCACAATTTTCTTGTAGCTCACGACACGCTCACCTTCGTAACGGCGATGGACACTGAGTTCAGAGACTTTGCCACCCGTCTGACCATGTAGTCATACAGGGGCTTCCCGTCCTCGTCATACACAGGCTCCTTGTCCAGAAACAGCACGGTATTCTCGTCAACGGGACAGGTCATGTCATCCGTAACGATGACTTTGTCATACCCGGCAAGATTGCCGAACTGCTCAACCTGAGAAGCCCCGGTCGCAGCGGATACGTTGGCGCGGAAGGAAACGGCAGGTTTGTACGCAACAGTTTCCTCACCGGTTTCGTTGCCGTCTTCGTCGGTGACAGGCGCTTTCCGGTCATACAGCAGATACCAGAAGCTTTGCTTGTTTCGCTCCATGATTCTCATACTGTCACCTCACAGAACCCCGGCCATGGGAACGATCTGTCGCATCATGGATTCCGGAACGTCCCCGTTCTCGTAGGAACGGGAAATGCCGTTCTCGCTGTGAGACAGCTCCCCCTCGCCGCCCCGCTTGTTCAGAAGATACGTAGCAATCTCCACCTGTAGATAGCTGTACTGCTCCGGAACCTCCATAATGGAAGGGTCAAACGGGTATGCCCTGCGGCAAATCTTACTTGCCGCAATGCCAAGGTAGGCAGAAACCGTGCTTTCGTCGGTTTCATTCGCCATGGCTTTTACCAATGCGTTTTTCTCGGCTTCCTGCACGGTTTCTTACCTCCTTTCATTCTACGGGTTCTCCCGCCTTCTTGCGTGGTTTCTTGATAACGGGAATAGGATTATTCTCCGATAAACCAAACTTGGTGATAACTTCCTCGCGGGTGAGCGGTACGGGGTCGTTGAGTGTATCAACGACTACCGTTCCCATCACCACAGAAGTGCTCTCCAGTTCGCGCCGGGTAATCACCTTGTCCTTTGCGGTAAAGCCCACGTTGCGAAAGTGATCTCCCTCGCGCACATACACTTTCCCGTCAGAAACATAGAACATGGTGAACCTCCTTAGCCGTTGGTGATGATCTTTGCCAGAGCAATGGTCTTCGGGTCGGCCACGATAGACCAGTTGGCAGATGCCGCAAGCTGTGCATCCGTGGGAGAAGCGGTGTAGCCGGAAGTGGGCTTGGTAAAGCTGAAACCGTTGGGGTGCATGGTTTCACGGATACGGGTGACCAGCGCGTCATAGCCGCCGCCCTTGAGCGCGTCACGGGTCAGTTCGGAAGGAACCTTCACGGGAGCGGGGGCGTACTGAATTGCGCCAAGGCCGAGGACGTAGGTGGTGTAGGTGGCCGCTTTCGCACTTTCTCCGCTGGTAGCGGCGGTGGCGGGGCAGCTGTCATCTACGACAACAGTCATGCCATTCACGGTGCCAATGCGGAGGGGGCGCTCAACGCCGTTGGCGTCGGTGTATTTCAGGAAGTCCAGCAGCTTCAGGCCAGCCATATTGGTGGCGACCTTACTGTGCATGAACACCAGCCGGAAAGCGTCCTGATTGTCGCCCACGGCCTTCTGAATCGCATCGCCAATGGTGGTCGCACCCATCTTGTTTGCATCCGCAACAGTGGTGGATGCGGAAGACAGGTCAGTGATGTGGTTCGCCCAACCGGCAAACTCACCGCTGCCGGTCACACCGAACACCGCATTCAGGATTTTCAGCATGATGGACTGGCGCTGCTTCTGCCAATACTTGGACACCTGAGACACGATCTGCTGCATGGGGTCGGCACCGCTGTTGTAATCAACGATGAAGTCCTTCTCCTTCCAGCCGTGGGCGCGGCCAAACACGATACCATTCTGAGCGCTGCCTTCGGGGTCGGTCAGGGTGATGTCAGTCGCGCCATCGTAGTTCTCAGGAGTGCCGCCAATAACTTTGTAGAACGGCAGGGTGTAGAAATCGGAGCCGTTGGAAATCAAACTCGCCAGCTCTGCGTTCGGGGCGACAGCGCCGCTCTCAAACATCGCGGTCAGGGTGGGGTCTTTCGCATTTGCCCAGTTGTAGTTAAACAGCTCGGGGTCAAACGGAAAGCCAAGATAAGTAGCCATAATGTTTTACCTCCATAATCATTTCAAAATTGTTTTCCAGTCAGGATTGTTCTTGATAAACTCCATCTGGGATTTGGTGTCGAGTTTCAGGAAATCCGCCTTGGTCATTGCGCCGCCGGGGTTTCCATCCGCGCCTCTGGGCGTTCTTTTCAGCTTGTCCGCAATGACTTTTTGGGCGTATTTTTCCAAAAACGTCTGGTTGTTGGCAAAAACCGTAGCCATATCTCCGGATTCCATGGCCGCCGCAGTAGCGTCCGCAAGGGCTTCATCATAGCCCTGCGCAACCAGCTTTGCTTTGTAACCGGCAACGGTTTTTTCCTTCCGCAGACCGGCCAGTTCCTTTTCCATGTTCTCCCACTTTTCGGCCTGCTCCTGTTGCTTCCTCTGCTCGTCAGTCAGAAGCGCATTGTGCTTACGCTTCCATTCCGCAGCCTCGGAATTGGCCTTGGACAGCGCGTTTTTCTGCCTTTCCAGCTCTACGGCGTTGTCCTCGTACTCAAAGCCCTCCAAAGCGGCAAGCTTCTGTTCCGGGGTCATGTCCGCATAACCTTCAATGAGATTTGTGTCGATTTTTGCCATAATTATTCCTCCTGCGTTTGGTGAGGCGGTTCCCTCCGCCGTGATCTCTGTTTTTTCGGGTTGTCTCCCGTCTGCGTTTTTGATAGAGCAGCTTCCCTGCTGCTGTTATGGAGGGCTGTACAGGCTTCGATCCTGTGACCTGCGGATTAACAGTCCGCTGCTCTACCAACTGAGCTAACAACCCACATATCCCCTGCTTACGGTGCCGGGGAACCGCTTTGCCCGTTTCCGGGTTTCATCGCCGATAGGGAGGCCATCGGCGATATATATGGCGCGAGGCCGATTTGAACGTCCTTCTGTGGGGGGAGAGGTGAACCCCACTCGCTGTCTGCCGCGCCAAATTTTCGTCTTCTATTCTTCATGTACTCGGCTTGTGGCCGAGGAAATGTTTTTGTGGGACGGGGCAAGCTACTTTGAGCTATCGTGCGCTTATGTACACTTATCACACAATGCTGTTCCTTCTCCTTCGCTTTGGCTGCCTTGCGCATACAGCAGTTATCGGCGTGCTTGAATTGTCCAGCCCCCCGCTGGTTGCGGCAGAAAGAATCGAACTTCCATTACATGGGTCAAAACCATGTGCCTTACCTTTTGGCTATGCCGCAGTGTAAAAAAGAAGGGCTTCCAATACCATTTCTGGTATCAGAAGCCCTTCGGCTGTTCGCTGCTCCCTAGAGCAGTCACAAATTATACCATTTGGTGTGGCTCTTCCGCGAAAGGTGCGGCGCTCTTTGCCAAACAGTCAGTTAACCTTCTTGCGCCGAATCTCAATGACCACGATCTGGCCTTGTTCGACTTTGATTTCCGCCTGATTCCGGCGGCGGATGATTTCCTCAATCGCCCGAATTTCCTTCGCCGTCACTCTGACCGCCGGTCTGGTTTCCGCTTCCATCGCCGTTCCCTCCGTTCTGCGCGGCAAGCTTCGCCGCTTTTTTCTCCTGTTCCGCCATGTAATCCATGCTCATTCGGTAGGCCAACTGCGGGTCGGAAAATAACCCGCAATGTGTAAATGCCAGTTCAGGGGCGATTTTCTCGCAAGCAAGCATCTGGGTTAGAACCGTTGATTTCTGCGCGATATTCTCATAATTCCGCCGCGTGAACCGGATTTCCAGTGCCGAGAGTTTCAGGCTCAGATGCCCCATGTCCCGGCAGATACGCAGCACCAGCTTCAAAAATTCCTTTTCGGACTTCTTGAAAACCAGCTCCGTGTCCTTGGCTCTGGCTTCCGCTGCCGACCAGCCGTCCCGCATGATGACCGCTGATCCGGTGTCAGAGGTAGAAGTCCCTCCGTTCCGGTTTGGCATTCCGCAAATTGTCAGCACCGTTTCATACATGCTGTCCACAAGGGTCTGCGTCTGGGTCTGGTTCATTTCGGAGGTCAGGTATTGAATCTCCGCTTTCAGTGTGGCGTCAATATCCCTGAACTTGATTGCGCCCTCGTCCCGCAGTTTCTTGTAGTCCTCACTGCTGATGTCAACATTATGGAACAGCATCAGTGCTTGAACGAACTGCTCTACGCCGTCAATTCGGTTGCTCTCCGTCATGTTGATTGCGTCAAGCAACGGAATCACGATTTCAAATGCCCCTAAACGAGCCATGTTCGCCGGGTACTCCACAATCGGGATTCCCAAAATCTGATCTTCTGCGCGAATAACAGCCCACGTGTTCCAGACCTCGAAATACCTGGTTTCTGTCCAGCAGGAGAAAACGAGCGTTCCGTCCTCTTTTAGAACATACCGTACACCCATCATGGGTTTATGGCCAAGGCCCACAGAGTACACCACGAATGCGTATCTTGGGTCAAGGGTGAATATCTCAAAAGGAGCCTCGTCTTCCTCGGCATCCGCCAAAACGTCCGGCAAAGTCATTCGATAAGAGGTACCGCAAGTGAAGAGCCAATCGGCAAGTTCCTTATCCTTTTCCGGCTTGTCTTCGGACAGCATATAGTCATTCAGTTTCAGCACTTCGGAGGAAATGTCTTCGTCCCCACCACGGCTTACGTACTGGATTGGTTCGCCGACTTGATAGGCCGATTTGAAAGATACGATCTCATTTGCTCGGTTCTCCACAACCATGTTGTTGATTTCCGGGCGGACTTCCTTCACACGGCTCAGAATTGGCTGTTCTCCCTTGTAATACCGGTACAGGTAATCAATCTCTGCCTGATTTTGCAGGTGCGTAAACAGTGCCTTTTGTAGCACGTCGATGATATTCCCCTCGTTTATATCCGTAACCTCGGTGTAAATTACCCGACGCCCGAATAACCGCCTGCTCTCCGTATTACGCACCCCCTTTTCCGGAAATCTATTTTCTCATTTACCATTATACCACAGTGGCGGATGGTTGTCTACTTAATTCTCGTTCGTAAACCATCGGAGAATAAAAACACAAAGCGCATCGGGTGAAGTTACCTACACCCAACGCGCTCACATCCAATATTTACTTGTTATTTGCCGCTAATCGTGTCTGCGATCCCTTTAATCTGGCTGCAAACAGCAGCCAGAACGTCGCAGTACATCCCAACCCGCGCCTTACCAAGGGCAAGTTCCCCGGTTTCGGGGTCAGCCTCCATGTCAAGCATATCCAACAGCATTTCCGTTGTTGCAAGAGCCATGTGAGCATTCATCCAGATTTCGTTCATTTTTGCGGTTGTCATACGGTCTTGCCCTCCCCCAGAAACTTATTCAGGAAGAACGTCTGTCCTTTGCCGGTAACTTTCGGTGTCTTGCTCACAGAGGTATGTCCGTCACTGTGATTGATGACCGTTTCCTTGATACGGAAGAGCCCCTGCTCCATGCTGGCCTGCGTAGGCATGTTGTAATCCGTGCCGTTGCGCTTGATTAAGTACCCATTGTCCCGCATCCACCGGAACAGCCGTCTTTCGCCCATGTCCACACCATTCTGCCGCATGATCTTTGCTAACTCACCCACAAGAACCGTGCTACTGGAAGCGGCCACGCTGTCAGCGAACAGAACTTTGGGTGCATCGGCCTGGACTTTGGATTCCAGGGCTTTCCGCTTGTCCGTTTCCTCTTTCAGAGCGGTTGCCACTTTCAGCAGGTAATCCGGGTTCAGAATCGCCGCTTCCAGCGTTTCCGGGGTCATGTAGGCTCCGTGCTTGCGGATGGAAGGCAGCACTTCGGAAGTGACCCACCGGCGGAACTTCTTGGCAGAGGGGAGCTTGCTGGAAAGCACAAGGGAATAAAGGCCACTTTCGTTGATGACGGTCATATCCTGCGTTCCACCAAGGGTGTCACATTTCGTTACTCCCTTGTCTTCTTCATCAACATGGTCAGCGAGGGCTTTCCGGGGATTGCTGTACCCCAGCACCGCCGCCACATCCTTGCCGACAAGCCAAAATTCGCCATCGACTTCAACTCTGCGAATAGAACCAAATTCCTCGTTGCTGAATACCTTGATTTCGTTATTCATAAATTTTCCTCCTTGATTTCAGCCCAGAGGAATGATAGAATGGATTTACCATCCTTCGGGCTGGTGTTTTGATAACCGTAACCTGTTCACTTCCTACGGCGGCAGGTTGCGGTTATTCTTTTTTGTCCAGTTCTTTCTTTACAAGCAAAATACCTTTGTTTACCACATCTGTTCTTGAAATTTCAAGTTTTTCTGCACAAAAATCAAGAATTTCAAGTTCCTCTTTGCTCATTCTAAGCTGTAAACTTTTATCTCGCTTGCTATTACCTTTGACTGGCCTTCCGGTTCGTGGCGACATATCATCACCTCTCTTTTGCCATGGCATTATTATATATTATGCAATGGCAAAAGTCAAGCATTATTTTAGAACGGTCTCGCAAACACTTCAACTTTCGTTCCAACCAAGCCCCGGAGTTCGTTTTCAAGTAGGCTGAGCGAATCTGCCCCGTCATCATGAGCCACTTTCCCGGAACGGGTATATGTTGTGACCTGTCGCATGAACTCTGCATACTGGCTGTTCCTTGCATATGTGGACGGATGCTTGAAATAGAAATGTTTCAGGATATTGTCTGACGCGAACTCAATTCGGGTCTGTTTGTTACTGATCGTTCGTTTTGTCCGAATGCTACACATATATTCTCTGCTTTTGAGAATATCCTGCACGTCCCTTGCAAAGTAACTGCCAGCATTGTTGCTTTCAAACATGGCAGATACGACCTTGTTGTTAATCAAAGCCTTTGCGACTTCTGGTTTTGTGACTTCTGGGGTAGAATCATCAAAAACAACGTCGATAATGTACACTTCCTGCCCATAGACCGCCGCAATCGGCATGGCGCAGTAGTCTGCTCCCTTGTCTGCTGTATCACAGGCGGCAATGATGGTATCCGGCTCCTTGTCAACGGGGAGTTCAAAAAACCGGTTCAAATTGCCTTCTGGGAAAAGAAGCCCCTTTGCTTCAAATGGCTGCTGCTGAAACTCGGATTCAAATTGTTCCGCGGACAGCATATCCCGCTGATCTCGGAAATACTGTGTTGTGAACACTTTTTTCCCGTCTCGGATATACTCAAAATTGCTTTCGTCCGTGACAAGGTCAAGGGCAGGGGTTTCAATGATCTCACAGCGTTTGTTCTGTTTCTTCATTTCCTCTTGTAACCGTCCAATTGGGTCATACAGGGAATACCGTGTGCCGCAGATAACAATGGGCGTTCCTTCGATGGCACGGCCGATAATGTCACCAGAAATTACCTCCCACTTCTCGTCAAGACGCTGCCGGTTCTTTGCCTCTTCCCGCCCTTCGACACAGTCATCAAGGTATAACAGGTTTGTAGCTTCGGATAAGCCGACCTGTCGTGCGTCAATGGAGCGACACATGATTGTTGGAAATCTGGATTTGTTCATGAGATTCAACGTCTTCGTATCTGCATTCGTCTGAACCAGCTTGCTTTCCGGGAAAACGTCGTAGAACAGGTATTCGCTCGGTGTTTGAAGATATTCCAGACAGCCCTTGTAGAAAGAATTGACCAAATCGTCACCGGTTCCTTCCATAAGTGTCGCCTTCTCAGGGGATTTCCCTGAAAGCATATTTGTGAAATTGATTCCCAACTGGGATTTCCCAGCGCGCTTAGGCATGGAAATCGATAAAAAGTCCAATTCCCCGTCCAAAATCTTCTGGTATGCGTCCACATATCGTTTTAAGTAGTGCTTTCTCGGCTGATAAAACCGTTTTTCTAGCTTCCTGTCCAATTCAATATAGGTAAGATAGCTGTCAAAGTCATATGGAGCCTCAAACAATAGCCCCCGCCGCCAAAGGCTGTAGAATCCCTCCACCTGAGACATGGGAACTTTATCCATCATTCGGTCGCACATATCCTTCAATTGTTTATTCGCCCGATGCGCCGCCGTGAAATCAGTCTCAGCCCATGCCTGGCACAGGGAAAACAGGTCTTCATATGCCCCGATATCGCCCGGTCTGTTCTCGATAGCCCCCAGAATGGAGGTTGACAATTTCCCATAATCCATACTATCACCTCACAGAGCGTCAGCTTGTTCAAATGCTTTCAGCAGTTTGGGAAACTGGATTGCGAAGAAATCCACCATTTCCTCGTTTTGTGCCCAACTGGAATTTTCGGCAAGGCCGCTTTCAAATAGAAATGCGTGAATGATCTCATGCCGCTTCACCTTGTTTGTCTGAACCAGAAGGTTTTGCTTGCAATTTGGTTCTCCCTTGCTGTCTTCGTAATTTTCAACCAGCATCTCTTTCGTAGTTTCATCACAGAAACCGTCACAATCCTTGAGCCTTGGCTCTTTGCTTCCCCGAATTACTGTAAGCGTATATTCTGCTCCCAAAACGTCGATTTTCATAAATTCCCTCCTGATACAAAAATAAGGGCTGCCCGTGCGTATCTCAGCACAAGCAGCCCTTCGGCTTTCCTCCTGCCCTTGCAGGAAATTTATTACTTTTTATGCTTCATGATCTCTATCAGCACGAATATGGGAAACAGGAGAATCAAGAGAAATTCCATTTACTTTTTCACATCCTTGCATACTCCTGAATACCCGCAGTCAGAGCAAGTGATGACCGTCTGATATGTCTGCGGAACTAAACCGTTTACGATTGCACCGATAACCAGCCCAAGTAAAGCTCCAACAGCCACAAACTCGCCGTCATTTACGGAGAAGTTCAAGCCGATAACCCCTAAAAACATCAACCCGAACCCGCCGAATGTCATCACAAGTGGCGCTGTCAGCTTTGGCTTATACTCTTTCGGTGTTGCCGTGACATTCGCGGAGTTGCACTTAGGGCATCTGCACGTAGCGCGTTCTGTTTCTTCCCCCACCTTTTCGCCACACTGCCCGCAGTATTTTGCGTCATCGGTTAATGCGCTTCCGCATTTCTTACAGAGTTTACCCACTTTGTCAATGTCTCCTTCCTTTACGTCCTCTTGCGCCTTTCCCGTCGTAGCCCTTCAAGAGTTCTGCAATGACGAATGCCGGAAACAGAATGATTAAAACTACCCACATATATTAGCCCTCCTCATTTCAGCTCGCAGTCATACAGCGTAACCAAAATGGCAATATTTTCTTTTGGTAATTCAACTCCGGGTTCACCAGCCATATCGGTGAGGCTCAAGAACTTCCCTGTAACCTTAGCCACGTCTAGAGGTTTGTACCCCTCTGCTTCGGCGATAAATTCGTCTTTCATTTGGCAGTGATATACAACTGTACGGTCTCCGTTCCGCAGAACCTGAACAATAAGTGTATTTCCGTTCTCCAAGGTTGACGCAGCAGTTTGACCAACAATAGAAACCTCGTCACCTTGTTTCAACGCATAGACATCAACATCTGCGGCAACTGTCGGCGTGTTGCCCTTTCCTCCACACGCCGTTAATGTCACGAGAAATACGATAATGGCGCTAATGCACAACAGTTTTTTCATGATTATTCCTCCTTCAACTTTCCTTCTGGTCGATAACGATCTGGTCTGCCCTTCTAGCACCGGGCTTTCGCTCCTGAATGACTACCTCATAGCCTAGAACGTCTAGCATTTCCACTGCCTTGTCGAAGGACATGTTGGGGTTTGTCAGTCTAGCGCTTATGTCATTCCCCCGTTGTTTTCCAATCGCTTTTGCCATAGTGAGCAGAGACACGCTTTTCTCCTTCATTACCTGACGAATCGCTTTGCTTATCTGCATCGGGAACACCTCCTGTGTGCCTTTAATATACACTAGATATATTTGATTGTCAATAGGATTGCCAAAATAAAATTGGTGATGTGACGACCGGAGGGAGCTTTTATATAGTTGGTTCTTGCCTTTTTGTTTTTCGCGCGATTTTTGAAATGTTGATTTTGTGCAGCATAAAAAATAAGAGAACCCCCGCAAAGGATGGCTCTCATTAAGTTGACATTATTCGACAATCTGTGTATAATAAATTCCGTGGAACCCACCGTCCGCGTCGAGTTTCCTGGCTTGCCATAGCCTATCTCCTTTGTAGACGGTGTACGGTTAAAAAGGCGGTTGCCTGTCATCCCGCGAGTGCGGAATGGAGGCGTGTGTATAGCCCTCGCGGGAAATTTATTTCTCATGGAGGTGACCATACATAACTCTTCAAGATGTTTTCTGGATTGTGTCTATCTGCTGGATTCTCGTCCAAGCATGGGACAAGTTCCATAACAGAAAGAAGTGAGCCGTCTGTTCACAGCAGAACGGCTCACGGTTGTTTGAGCGCTAAGCTCTCGACCTACTAACTTGTATGCTCGTGGCAACCGTCTGGGTTCCCACCGCAGGGGACATCTGTTACCAGCAGGTGTTCCCTGTGTTATTATTATAGACCTTTACAGAAGCGTTGTCAAATAATTTTTTAATAACTTTTTTAGATTTTTCCCACATTCCCAATCTTTCAAGACTTCCGTTTGGAGGTCTTTTTTCTTTTTCGGGATTTTTCGAGAAGGAGAGGGGGCTTTTTATTTTTGCGGGTACTTGTGGGGCTAACCCCCACCGAATCAGGCCGGCCATATCCCCCGCCCCCGGTGCTATCCAGCAGCAGCCGGAACCGCTGGACGGTGCCGGACGGCACAAGATCCAGGAAATGCAAACTGTCCGCGCTATGCAAACACATTTTGACCGTATCGACATGAACGGTAAAGTGAACGCAACAAAATAAATATTTGGTTGCGTTCATGGCTATAAACGCATACGTCAAAATGCAATATTTATTGAAAATGTTCTGATTTCTCCGCGTTTTGCGGTGTTTTCATGTCCTCATATCGTGGACTAGGCGCATGTGCTTATACTATAGACATTTCTTTCATTATGTGCGCGTATAAAACACTGCAAAATTCAAACTATATCGCCATAACTACACTAAAAATAATTTTTGATTTCCTATTGACAACTTGAAATAATTAGTGTATAATACTCACGTAAACAAAAAAGCGCCCCCGCAATCCTACCAAGACCAACGGGAGCGCACCACACAAGGGGGCGCTACTATTATAGCACGGCCTCCGCAGAATTACAAGGAGGAAATAAAAATGGCAATCTATGATCAAATCACCGCCGAGCTGGAAACCCGGAAAGACCGCAGCGCATGGGGCAAGGGTGTCAATGCCTACGCCCTGGAGCTGGTAGAAGAACTGAAAGAACGGGCGGAATACGAAGGCCGGGACCCTGAATCCGAGAAAGAGTGCCGGGAATGGATGCTGAACGGGGCGCAGGACTGGGAGCAATACAGCTGGGGCGGCTCCAGCTTGATTTACAACGCCGACATCGCCGAGCGGTTGTGTTGCCCGTCCGAGCTCAAGAAAACCCGCAACGGCGAGCGCAGGCCGAACAACCGGGAAGAATGGCTGGACACTCAGGCAAGAGCCTTGTATCAGGCCGCAAGCCGTGTTGTCAATGCATACCGGGGGGAGGTGCAGCCCAAATGAAAAAATACACGTTGAAAGCGCTCCGGGAGCTTGTGCGGCTCGGAGTGGCTGAGGATTACACCAACAAGCCCGCCGAGAACCTTTACACGCTCCGCAGGCTTGAAAAAGTGGGCTATTCCTCCGGGGTTTACGGCATTAACGGCGGATTGGTCGAAGATACCGAAACCGGGCAGTTATACGCCATTATCGGGCGTTGCTCCAATCTGTTTATCTTGTTTTAAGGGGGGGTTATATCATGGTTAAGTATGATAATTGCAAGAATTGTGCGAGCCATTGCGAACACGCCGGAAAAGATCGGGAATTTATTTGCCCCGGTGGAAAGTCCTGCAAGGTGCTTTACACGCCCGAAAGAGTAGCGAAAGCGGCGGCGGATTTCGTAGGGGCTATAAAGCTCATAGCCTCCAAGCCGGATAATCTCGACAACCTCGAAAGCTATCTTTCCCAGCATTTCCCGGAATGGATCAGCAGATGGGCAAATAGCCCGGAAGACCTCGCCGCAGAAATGAAAGAGTTTGCAAGAATGGAAATATAAGGGGGTGTAGCCGTGGCACTACTTGCAATCCTGTTTTTCCCGCTGCTTGTGCTAGCGGAACTGCTGAAGATCAGCAAATAATATTTCAAGCCGTCCGGGCATTGTCCGGGCGGCTTTCTTTGTTCTGCGGCGCTGGCATCTATTGTCGGCTTTCTCTTTGCCCTGCCAACGTGGCGGGGCTTTTCTCTTGCTATGCCCTGTAAGGCTTTCAGCGGCTTTCTAAGCGGCTTTTATTCTGGCAATATAAATTAACGTCAAGCATCGTTCCCGCCTTAAAATGGGCGCGTATGGGCGCAACACAGCGCCGTGCGGCATTTTATGCAGCGTGTGGGGCGCTCAGCGCCCGCCATTGTGCCTATTCCTGTGCCGGATATGCCAGGATGCCCCCGCAGCTTTTCGCCCGTCTAAGCGCTTTCCGTGCCCCGTTGTGTTCTGCCCGCTGTTACAGGGTAAAAGCACCACCACCCATGCCGCACCGACTCCGATCAGATTTCCCGCCATGTTTTTGCGTCAGGGCTGAAAATCCCCGCAAGGCTCCCAGCTCGTGAGCCATAGTCGCAAAGTCGCAGCCGAAAATTCCCGTTTCATAGTCGCAGAAAGTCGCCCCGAAAGTCGCAAGACCTCCGGGGCGTTTTCATAGTCGCTATAGTCGCTGGGTCAAAGTCGCTGTTATAGTCGCTCGAGCTTCCGACCGCACACTGGGCAAAAATTCCAAGTCACCGTCATTTGCCGCCCGCTATGGGCAACCACGGTGAATGTTTCCGGTTTGTTCACACACTCTCTGCAAAAGTCGCAGGCGGGTTTCCTAGCACCGCCCTCCATCAGCATCCGGATTTGGGCAACCTCTGTACACATTCGTTCGATGGCGTATTCCGTCTTTTCTCTCATTCCGTTCCACCCTCCGCGTCAATGATAGTCGCACCGCTCCCGCGAACATCTTCCAGATACTTCTGCCGCAGCTTCTCCGGGTCTGCCCGCTCTCCAAGCGGATTATCCGGCTTTAAGACCACTTCCTGCTGGTCTGTGTAGTTCATATTGTTTTTCATCAAAAAAATTCCGGCAACGGGGTTAATCTTGCCATTTTGCATGAAATCCTCCATCTGAGCGTTAATTAAATCCCGTGCTTTTTTGATGGTGTCACGAATAGGGCGGCTTAATTTCCTACTTTCCGGGTGATCGTTGCACCACCGCCACATGGTCATTCTGTCCACACCGAACGCCAAAGCGAACCCTGCGAAAGTCGGCTTCATATCATTCTCAGCGCACAGGCTGAAATAGTCGAAGCACCGTTTCTGCACCGCCTCCAAGCTGTCCATGTCCGGCTTATTCCACTTCATGATGGTCAAGGAATGGTTGATGTACTTTGTGTTGTCGCCGGGTTCCAGGTCAGGCACCTGGTAGGGTTTCTTTTTGAGCTTTTCACCTTCTGCCAAAGTCGTAATCCTCCTTTATTGTTTTAGTAAATTTATTATATTATTTACCATAACACATACACACTACAAGATATAAGACTTATATATATTTATTATATATAAATTAATAAGATAGGCTCACATTTCTATCAGCGTGAATTTGTGAATCATCCGTCCATTCTCCATTTGGAGCCGCCCTTTACTGTCTCTCCCAGCTCTTCCACAGACGGTGAATGCTTCCATTGTTCCGAGATAGACCGTGTATTCGTTCCCTCCGATAGCCAATGTCCCTGTGCATTGGTCTTTGTCAAACGACGCTACAATACCGGAGTCGTTGTACATCGTGCCGCAGTACGAACACTTTTTTCCTTCAAGTGGTGCGCCGCAGTTTACGCAGTTTTTTATCATTTTCTCACCAGCTTTTTCTACGTCTTCAATCCAAGTCTTTGACTTCCTCAGGAAACGCAACTGTGATTTTAACCACGTTCCCACCGTAGAACGAGACTGATTTGGTCGTTCCTATGAGTTCTTTTGCCGCAGCTCCGTCATCGCTCTTGGTAGTAAACGCAAATTTGCGATCTTTCCCAATTAAGTCCAAAAAATCATTAGCGTTTATGCGTACATCCTCACGGAACTTTATACTGAAAGAATATACTCTAGGCCCTCCTCTCCCATCGAGTGATGGTTTTTCGCTGCCCTGCTCCGAGGCACCATTTCCCTTGAGCCTAACGCCCTCCGGTGCTTGTAAAAGTTCATAGTATCCGTTTCTACGCCCTTGCGTTATCCTCAGCCTATCTTCCACTCCAAGGCCAAGGCACCGGCTGGATGCGTGGCTGTCCAAATCCGGCTCTGCTGGCACGGTCTTAAACTCCCACCGCTCAGAGCCGTCATACTCCGCCCTCTCAAGCCGCCAATCGTCACCGGCCACAATCAGGTCTCCAGGTATTTCTGCAATGCCGTATTCATTGTCGTACTCGAAGTTTGCTTGTTTTGCAAAGCCGTCCCAGCTGCACTTCGCATTGACAGACTCTCTTCCAACCCACCGCACATCCGCAGGGGTTTTACGGTTTTCTTTGAGAATATTCAAGGTTTCATTCAAAAGATTCATACTATCTCCTCCATTTCCCAGACTTATAGTCGTACTCTTTCAGGCAATCGTACCGCTCCCGGAACGGGAAGAACGTCTCACCGTTTCCATTATACGCTTCCATGAGAGCCTTGTCCAGCTGTTCTTGATACCAATCCGCTTCATCGTTTGGCAGGAACGCTGGTCGGAAATACTGCATGATTTCGTTGGTTTTCTTCAGGACTTTCAGGATTCTTGCGCCGCTAAATGTGTCCTTGCCCATGGCCTCCGGGTCTCGCAAGGCCCGGGAAATATAGTCGCACATCTGCTGTGTTCCGAGTTCCCAACCATCGTTGAAGCACTGCCGCTGAACAGCCTCCTGCTTGGCAAGATAAGCATTTTGTTTCGGAATCGGTTTCTCCTTTCGTATTTTATGAAATACCCCTTTAGCTCGGGCAGTTGATTATTTTGGCCATGCCGTACCACTCAGTTTCTTTCCGCAAGTCGGGCAATAGTTCAGGGGTGCGCCCTTTCCATCGTTGATATAGTCCAGGCTGCGGCCGCCGAACCGGTCTTCCCGGGTAAAATACCGTTCAACGATTGCGACGGAAATATCCACACGTTGACCATTAGTTAGAAACCAGTCGGCGATTTGCCGCTTGCCATCGTACGCCTCGCAAAATAGGCACATTTTAGAAATTCTCCTTTCTTTTCTTAGTAAATCCCTGTATAGATATACACAATACACACAAGATATAAGATTATATTTAATATATACTATACAGGGATAAAGCTATAATATTAAATTCCGTCTCCTGTTTTTCGTTTTCGCCCTCCTTTCGGTGCAATCCTTCCCGGGAGGGCAAGGCCGCTTCCCCCCGTGGACGAATATGTAATTGCAGCACCGGCTGCCTTCGTAGTATCCAAAAAAATACCAGCACCCGACGCAATACTTCCTGCTATCCTTGTACTCCATGTTGCCCCTAGAGAACAGGCAGGCTCCCAATCCCGCCGAGCATCCCGGTTTCTTGGCATATCATAAGCAACTTTGTCTGCGCCGTCATCCGAATTTCAGCCGGTGCCCGTTCCGCTGCCGTGTGCAAGACGGAAATACACTCAATCCCCTTTCCCTTGTCCACAGACAGCACATGGGACGTCGCAGAGACCGCAGAGGAGAACCACTCCGGGACGTTGCCATAGGCGTATTTTGCAAACATCCTCCGGAGAATCTTTTCCGGGTCAGATTCTTCCTGCTCTACTGTGGGGATCTCCCATTCCCCGGACTTGGCGACCTCTTTCACTGTTTCGGTCAATTTTTTTGCAAGCATCTCGCGTGCAGTCTTCATGAGCAACGCATCATCAAATTTGAAATCCTGTTCTGCCATTATTCATGTACCTCCAATTCCTTATTTTTCCTGTCAGGGTGAGATCGCAAATTCTTACAATATCGGCAATGTAGTTAGCCTCATTCCGGGAAAGCAGAAGTTTCCCCATCAGGAGTTTAATAAAGCGCTTACGTGTCATGTGTAGCTTCCCTCCCCTTTTTCTTTTCTGCAATCCGTTTTTTCTCCGCTTCTTTCAGGGCGTTAAACACCATGACGTAAATATCCATTGTGTAGTCAGTGTTCACCGGAATCAGCGGGGCGATAAAGTGCCAGCAGTCCATGTAGGTGAGTTCATTGCTCATTCTCCGACCTCCCGTATTCTCACGTAACTGCAAAAATCGCTTTCTAAATGCCCTCCGTGCCAAATCTCGCACCCGCCATACCGTTCCAATGGGTCGCCAAGCTTGCGGGCAGCCTTGCTCCCATACGGTTTCCAGTTCTCGCATTCTCGGCACCGGACTACAGGGACGGCGTCCACGGTTGGCGAAATGTGCTTGATTATGTGCGCCGCTTCCGTGTACCCCTCTGCAAGGCTATCAAGCTGCTTTTCGCCCTGCTTTATCAGATTTTCCGTATTCTGGTACTCTGCCCGGAACAATTCCAGTGCGTTGTCTGCATCAATCAGCCTCATAAAAATCCTCCTTTCTCGGCATCTCTTTCAGCCAGCGTCTGACAGCAAAGAACCGAATGCGTGACGGCTGATTCTTCGCCCACCGCTCAATAGCGGCGGCGTAAGCGATTCTAGCGTTAAGGCGCTGACGGTGTTCCTGCTTTTCACTCATTTCTCTGCACCTCCTACGCAATCATGAAAAACAGCTTCCAGATTAACGGGTGTTTCCGGATTTGCTCCGCCAATCTTACAGCACATACAGCGTTGACATTTTCCCAATTCCCGGTATCGATCACATACCCGCTGGGAGAAATAAGGAAATCCTGAATCAGGACGGAGAAATCAAAACCGCTAAGCCAGCCTTGACTATACGCCTTTTCGATTGTCCCTTTTCTATCGCGTTCGTACATCGATCATTCCTCCTTCCTTCGGCGGTTCGGGAAGCGGCATCCAGTGGGTGACTCGTGGCGTAATTTCCATCCTTTTCTCGCAAGAAAGCCAGTCGGCTCCATTCCAGAACGCTTCTCTCGATACTGGTTTTCCGTCATACCAATGCTTTACAGCGACTATATAGCAGCCCCTTTCTTCCGGCGGCCTCTCAATCCACCTAGTCCGTTCCAACGCCTCCATGCCCATCCGGCAGGCTTCGTTCACCTCGTCCATGCCGTCGTAGTTCTCCCGGTGTTCCGGGTTCAGAATTTCAATTGCTCGGTCAATCGTCATTGTGTTCGGCCTCCAAATCCATTTTGCTGCCGCAGTTGGGGCAATAATCATCTTCAAAATAGCATGGCTTTCCATCGGTTGAAACAAAACATCCATTGACGGTTCTGGTGTTTTTGCAATGGGAACAAGTTATATCAGTCTCACCCGTGCTATCATCGTAGACACACTCCCACCGCCCATGTACCACCGGCTCCACATCGGCGGCGGGGAGGCTCTTAATTAGGCGGATGGCATTATAAACGTCACAAACGTTGCAGACGCAAAGGGCGCTGCTGCTTCCAGCACACTCAGCACAGCCTGCTGCCACCCGAATCTTCTCGATTGCCGCTTCCCGGCTGATGTAATCACTCATTTCAATTCCTCCAAACCAATCTGCCCATCAATGGGCGTATTGTCGGCCTCTTCCCGCTTCCGTTCCGGGACGACTTCTCTCACAAGGGGGGTGCGGCTTATTGCCCGATTGAATGCCCCGCAAGCCATCCATCGTCCCGCCCAGTCCGTCGCTACACTATGGGTAAGCCCGTATACTTTGCATTTGCCAAGCACTTTATCGTGATACTTGCCCTTTATGAAGTTGCTACACTCCCGGCACGTATGCCCATCCAAAACGCCGAAAAACCGGTGCATTAGAGCAAGTTTACGTAAAGCCATTATAGTTCCTCCACATAGCACCAACTCTGGGGCGGGCGTTTGATATGACCGCCATTTTCGCAATATGCACACCCATATTCATCGCACACTTTGCCTATGCAGATTTCAAGCGGGCGAAAAAACTTGCTCAGCTTCTTCGGCGTGTCGTAGATTTCCAGCTTGGAAATGTGCCAGCCGTAAAGCGTTGCACCTTTTCCGTAGTCCCACAAAGCACCGTCCACAAGCCTAGTCTGCGCCACAAAGTCATCGTCCACATCGTAGATTCCATACGGTTCTGTTGCCGCCTTGATGGTTTCAACCCGGTCGCAAATAAACTCCCCAATGACCTTGCCCCATGAGCCGCGCAGTCTGCGTGCGTCGTTGCCTTGCGTGCAGTAGATGTAGCATTTGAACGGCGTGTCCAGCTTTGGCCTGGTTTTTCGCACCTCAACGGTCTTTTCGCCTCTGGCAATCTTCTCCACCCACTCCGGGCGGATGCTGATAAGTACCGCTTTAGCCATTGTCAGCCCTCCTGTTCCAAGCCTCACGTGCTTTTTCGGGCAGATATGTAAGCCCAGATGTTGCGCAGCACCTTTTGCATACCACGGTATACGCCCAATGCCGTTTTTCCGTATCTTCGACCGCTTCACGGTCAACGTTTATCTCTGCCTCGCCCCCGCAAAACGGGCAGGGCTTCAATTCGATTTCTTCCATTTTTCAGCCCTCCGGTTCCAATCCTCCACCGCCATGTCAAAGGCCCGTTCCATTAATGCCGCACCATGCTGCACCGCTAGGTGTTCCCGCCGGAACAGCGGCTTGCACCGCACCTCCACCCAGGCCCCGCAGCCTCCGATTGCACTACGCCGTACCTTCGGCATTCGCCCGCAGAACGGGCAAGGCTTCAATTTGATTTCGTCCATTGTTATCTCCTTCCCGCCCGGGTTCCCCCGGGCTTATCGCTTGTTTTCATTCTTCCAAAAATCTCCACTCCAAAGCAATCCATGCAAATTCATAGGGCAAAGACCCTTTCCGGAACTCTTGTGCAATCCTGTTTGCATTGTTCCTCTTAACGCCTTTCGACATCAGCAGTTTTACAAAACGTTTTCTTGTCATTGGTCTCTCCTAACAGTGTCGATTTCGAGGCGGTTAAACCATTTCCGTGACCTCGCGAAAATGGTCTATCCCCACTGTTCCGCCATTGCGGCGGCGATTCCGGGGCTATTAACGTAAATCTTTCTATTCAAGATTGCCGAAATCGTAGATTTGGAAACCCCGTATTCTTTGGCTAGTCTTCTTTGCGACACTCCATTTTGATTCCTGCTCCTTATTTCTTCAGCTTTTTGCGGGGACAGCTTCTGACATACCATCGTTTTCCCAGTAATTTTATATCCATCAAGCACATTTTCGCTTCTTGTCCCGTATTCCAGATTTTCAGCTCGGTTATCTGTCCTGCACCCGTTCTTGTGCCGAACATCAAGCCCACCGGGGTTTTCTCCGAGGAAAGCAGCCGCAACTAGCACATGCACCTTAGTGCTCTTTTGCTTGTTGTTTCTGCTGAGATTAACGGAATAATAGCCACTGCTCTTAGTTGGTTTAAGAATCCGCTGTTTTGCGTGCACAACTCGTCCGTTGGAATAATTGATTGTTCTGCAAACGCTTCGAATTCTCCCGAGAGAACTAGCCTCATATTCCGGGAAACCGGGTATTGCACGCCATTCCTCCGGGTGTCCGCCGCTGGGTTCCTGGATGTCGCAGGAGTATGCTTCATACCCTTTTGCCCGGAACGCCTTACACACGGTTTGCGATTCCTCGCAGGCTATCAGAACTTTCACGGCTTCACCTCCACAAACTCCCCGTTTTTCAGCGTGTACGGTGTATCCGCTTTGATTTTTTCGCCATCGACATACTCCGTTTTCACACATACCGGAACGCATCGTTGCTTTGCTCCATCGTATTTCCACTCTGCAAGTGTAATCCAGCAGCCAATTGGCGCTTTTACCACAGAGCCATGTCCGGCGCAGCAAATCACGGAATCGCTTCCAGTGCAGTTAATCTGGGCGGAGTTCCCGGAACTGCCAATCTGGGCGTAGTACCCGGAACTGCCAATCTGGGCGGAGTCCCCGGAACTGCCAATCCGGGCGTAGTACCCGGAACTGCCAATCCGGGCGGAGTCCCCGGAACTGCCAATCTGGGCGGAGGCCCCGGAACTGCCAATCCGGGCGTAGTTCCCGGAACTGCCAATCTGGGCGGAGGCCCCGGAACTGCCAATCCGGGCGTAGTTCCCGGAACTGCCAATCCGGGCGGAGTTCCCGGAATCAACGTTTTCACTCGGCATCTCAGCAATGGTCTTTTCCAGCACAAAATCCACGCACGCCTTGACAAAGCCGGATAATCCCAGTTTTACGCCGATTTTCAGCTTTCGGGAGCAGAACTTTTTCTTATCATCCGTCTTTGGCTCGTCCAGCGCTTCAACTTTGGCAAACTCGTTCGGCGTTCCATCAGAGCGAATCAAATCGTAATAGTCCAGCACGTCAAATGGATTTTCGCAAAAGTGCATTCCCTTTTCACAGATTTTCGCCTCCGGTTCCTCGAAGACGGTATTTTCCTGATACTGCTTATCCTTGCAGATCAAGCCGGGGTTGAATCCTTTGTAACCTTTCATTTTGCATTTCCTTTCTGTTTTCCTCTATTCCCCCGAGGGACTTTCCCCCACCGGGGCGGGGTGCAATTCCGCTTCACCGGCTTGGGACAGCCGTACATTTTCGCCTTGCTCATGCTCAAAAACAATCCCCTCTCTCACCAAATCCGGGTGTTCATACCGAAAAAATTGGCGTTGTTTTTTGTGGTTTCCAATTGATTTCATGATGTTTTTGTTCCAGTTATCGATGAAATACTTTTCCCATGCCTTGCAGCCGTCCCCGTTGGTGGGGCAATCGTCCCGCGTGCAGTTCCTGCAAAATGGGCTGGCCGAATCGATGTACTGGCCGGGTTTTTCTCTCATAATGCGTCCCTTCTTTCATCTGCGCCCGCCGCCAGAACCTGCCGTATGGCTTCCAGCTCAGCGTCCCCCAGCTCGCCGGACGCGCCCTTAGGAATATCAGGCTTCCCATAGCGCCTAACCGGTGGTGCTGACCCAGCGCCGCCTCTGTCCTGCTCTTTGACGAGCCAGCCGTTGATAAATCGCTGTACCCCACCCTTGGTTTTTCGCTTGGATGGGTTGGCGTCACACCATCCGGCCATTTTCCGCAGCTCTGCCAGGATATCAACGGCGGGGTAGAGTTCTGCCCATTTGTCCACGTCAGCCTGAAAAACAGGGTAAAGGGATTTATCATTCAGCATGATCTGGCACACCGGCGGCGTGGAGGCGGCGTCCGGCTCCGCGCCTATACTCTCCTCTACTCTACTATGTCTTTGGATGTCAGCATTTTTTGAGAAAATGTTGACATTTCTGCTTGAAATGTTTACATTGGGGCAAATTTTGGCGCACTCGACCAGAAGGATGTTGTAATCGACTTCAAGACTTTTACGGCGGCTGACTGCCTCGAAGTACCGCTTCTGAATTCCACGTGAAGTCAGAACGTGATACTTGTCATATATCTCTTTGTCGAACATCCCTCGTCTGATAGAAGCCTCTATTATTTCGGAAACGACGCTCCCACCCAGCCCGCACCTTCGGGCGAACAAAAGCGCAACCTCCTCTGTCCATTCAATGTAATAACCCTCCTTGCCGTATATCTCTTGCAGCAAGTGAACGATTACACCAAATCCTGTCAAGCCATATTCTGCTTCTATCAGTTCAAATTTCTTGTCCAAGCAAACATCAAGCGGAAAGAAATCAAGTCCGCTTTTGATTGCCATAGTTTACTCCTCGCTTCCCAGCCTAGGGAATAGAACAACTTGAAGGCCGCGACTGCCAAAAATGTCAACTATGTGTTTTACTTCTTCTTTGGATATATCATTCAGTCGGAGAAGATTATCTCGAATGCCATCCAATTCAAAGATATCCTCGGCATCGGTGACGATAACGTCATATCTCATTGCGCATTCACCTCCTTCACCAGCGAATACCTTGCGAAGCACGTCCGCTCTCCGTATCGGTTCTTCCCGGTGACGGTTTCGCTCTTGATGGGAACACCCTGAGCTTTCAAATCCCAGATCCTTGCACCAAGACGGTAACAGCCGTACTCTGTAACAGCCTCGGCCTGAGTGATACTCCCATAGTCCTGCAAATGCCGCAGGATACGCTCACACTGTGTCACGGGGCGCCTCCTCTCCGGTGAGACGAACCGCCACGCATGGGCGGGTGCCGTACCGCTTGCAGACTGTGGCGTCTGTGATAGCTGCATCATCCTTGTAGGCGATACCGTTCAGGGCATCGCACACAATCTTGCCTATGTTGTCCCAGTCGGGTTTCACCATGGGAAGAATCCGATTGTCAATCGCTTCGGTCTGCTTGCGCTTGCTCCACGAATGGGGGACGGGGTAGATTGCCGCAATGTCAACCCGGATAGTGCCGGTGAACTTTGCCCCGTGGGCTTCGCACTGGTATGCCCATGCCACCAGCTTTTCATAGTCCTTCGTTTTCTTTGGGGTGTATGTCTCACCGTTCTGGGTGAAGCGGGGGCGCTCCTTCCCTTGCGGAACGCCGGGAATCGTAAATTCAATCGTCACGTTTTCGCTCCTTCCTTTGGAGTTGGCGGTTTCACCTCCCACCGCCAAGAAAAAAATGCAAACTGTACTGTCAATCTTTTTAGGGAAAGATTACTTTTTCCGGCTTAGAACGGCAAGTCGAGGTCGTCTGCGGTGATCTCCTGATATCCTCCAAACCCCTGCTGACTGTATCCGTTTCCACGGTTCGTCTGCTGTGGGGCGCTGGGCTGCCCGTATCCGGCGTTTTGCGCCGTTCCGGTATTGGTGGTATCCTGAGAATTGCGCTTGCTGGAAAGCAGCTCAACGCTTGTGGTCACTATCTCAAACGCCCGGCGCTTGTTCCCGTTCTTGTCCGTCCAGTCCCTGGCTTGCAGCGCTCCGGAAACGGCTACGATATCGCCCTTATGGCCGTACTGCGTCAGGTACTCAGCGCCCTGCCGCCATGTGACAAAGTCCAGAAAATCGGTGGCATCCTTCGTCATTGGGCGCTTGACGGCGAGACTGTAGGAGCAAACCGCCGTCCCCTCCTGGGTTCTTCTCAGCTCCGGGTCGGCGGTGAGCCGCCCGACAAATTGACAATTATTCATATGTTCTCCTTCCTGTAAATCAGATCGTTTTCGTTCCAGCCGGGATAAATGTCCATCAGGTACTCCCGGAAATACGCCCTCATTTCCATTCTTGCCGTGGTCTGATCGTACCGGTTGTGGCATCTGGGGCAGAGGGTAAGCCCGTTCTGGGCAATGCCAAGCCCTCCCTGTGCCCGGGATATGTAGTGGGCGTTGCTCCATGCCAGAGTGGCAGGGGCGGGAGCGCCGCAGAATACGCAGCACGTCCAGCCGTCAATGCTGTCCCGCTCGGCAATCGCCATTTTCTCGCCCCGGGTGAAGTCCCTCGCTTTGGTGTCCTTCCTCAACGCCATTCCTCCTTGAGCAGTTCCAGCTTGTCCGGGGGCAGGGTTTCAATGTCCAGCGCCTTGCAGTCCTGTATCAGATTGTCGATCAGCCGCGCCATTTGTTTGGTGTCGTAGGTGCTGGAGCCGTGGTATGCCGCCAGGTTCCGGCACCCAGGCACCTGAGACGTGCCCAGGCTGTCCACCAGCCATCCAAGGCCGTTTTTCTGCCAGTTCCGTGTGAAGCGCTCAACGTCCTGTTCCCGGACGCACATAGGCGTGTAATTGTCTCCCACGCCCCGAATGGCGTTCCGGTATACCTCTACCGGAGGAATCCCCATAGCGGCGGCAAGCTTGTGAATCAGCACCCATGCATAGGCGTTTGCGTCCAGGCTCCGCTTTTCCCGGTGCTCTTTCAAGGCCAGGTCGTAGGGCGTGGCCTTCATTTTTCGGATAAAGGCCATTGCCTTGCCCAACTCAGAACGGGAGGGCTTGACCATCAGCCAGCCGCCTTCCAGTTTGGCCTCGGTGAATGTAAGCTCCGTCATGATTGTTGCCACACAAACGCCCGAAGGTTCTTTGTGTCGTTGCGGATTGCGAGTCCGGTGATCCGCCCGGTCTTCTCGTCATAGGCGATTTTCTCCACGCTGAACTTGTCGTAGCAGTTGAACCGGGTCTTTCCGTTGAAGGAAGATGCTTTTATTTCTGCCTTGTTGCTGGGAATCCAGACAAACGGGGACGTGTAAAGTTCTCTGCCGATGCCCCAGCGGAACCCGGCGCGCTTGAAAGCGTCGCTTGCCTCGCCCTTTTTCTGGTTGCCTTCCTCGTCCTCCCGGCTCTCGATACCGCAGTCCCATTTCCATTGGATGCCGCCGTTTTCCTGAATAACCCCGATACCGGCGTAGAGATTGCCCTTGATCTCCTTGTAGTCGTTCGTCCAGTTGCCAGCCCCTACAGTCTCGTCTAGCAAGTCCATATCCGTCCTCGCCGTCTTGTACAGCAGACACACCAGACCATTTTCCTTGACCTGCTTGATCTTGACCTCAATCTCGTCAGCGGTCAGGAACCGAAACATTCTCGCCATTGTCTTCCTCCTTAAATTCCAGCGGGCACTCATACCCAACTGTTGCTCTTGTATCCAGCAGATACTCCCCGGTCAACCGGCACTGCTTCCGGGCGTATGTTTCCATACAGGCACAGAGGTCACAGCACACATGCCCCTCCGGGAAGTAAATGCTTGCCGTGGCCTTCTCGTACCACAGGCAGCTTTTTTTATCCGCCATAATCCACCTCAATCATAGGAAATCTCCTGCCATTCCTCCCGGCTGTCCATGCAGAGGTCGCAAATGGCATCGTCCCGGATTTTCCAGTATCTGTGTCCTACGATTCTCCCGCAGCAGATGCACACCGGAATGCTGCTGTCCGTTGCCTGGGAATCGTACAGATAATCGTAATCCGGATTCACACCAACATCATCCATTGACTTTCCTTTCTCAGTTTGATATACTGTAAATGGTAGAGATTTTTTATATCGCTTGCCGTCCCCGGTGCTGTAACATCGGGGGCGGCTTTTTATCGCCCTCTGATGCAACGTCCGATACCGGCCCCCATCAGGATAGCGCACACCCACATTGCGGGAACTGCCGCCTTATCTGCCAGCAAACCGGCCTGCTGCCACCAGAAAAGCACCAGATTCAGCCCCGCATAGGGGCAAACACGGAAAACGCATTCCTTGATATTGAACGGCTTCCGGTTCTCCGGCATCGGCTCCCACCGGACATCCTCGGGCGTGCTTCTGCTTGCCATATCGTTCACCTCCTGTCGTGGTTTTTGTGGACTACGTCGAAAAGTTCGACGTTCTCATCGTCAAACGCCTTCGATGCTTTCCTTTCCATCAAAAGGGATTCCCGCAAATGCTCATTTTCCCGGCGCAACCGGCGGTTCATCTCCGCCATGGTGCGAAGCTGGGTTGTTTCGTTGGGGGTCATTTGGATTTCTCCTTTGGCTTGTCCTCCTTGCGCTTCTTCTCAAAAAGCCGCTCAACGGCGACTCTTGCGCCCTCCGCTCTGCTGTAGGTATCCTTCGGATTGCACCGGGCTTCTGCGGTCTTCACGCCACGCCCGCCCCGTTTCAGCGTGGCCGTGGTAATCATCCCGTCAAAGCGGAGTCCCACGGTGCAGGGTTCCCGCTCAGGCTCTGCAAGGCCGGAAATCATGCTATCATCCCACATCCAGCCGTCTCCGAGATATTCGCCGTAATCTTCCTCCATCCAATATCCGAACGAAGAGAGGCCTCTGATCGTCATGACTTTTCCCAGCCACTTGTTCATTTTTCCGTAAGGGTTCATGTTATAGGTTCGGTGGTCTACAATCCGCACCTTATCCCCAACTTTGTATTTCGCCATAAATAACTCCTTTCAAAAGTTCGGCGATCTGCCGTATGTCTCGCGGTAAATCCGCTCGTAGATGTCCGGCTGCTCTTTCATGAACGCTCTGACCCGTTTTCCAAGCTCCCGGATCGCGTTTGACCGAAGCAGCTCTGCTCGTACAGCTTGCAAATCTGCTCCGCTCTGGCCAGAAACTCGTCCGTCTTCGGTGTCATGCATCGAACTGCCAGCGCGTCGCACAGGGATGTCGCGGAGATGATGAAGCCCTCGCTCCGAAGCTGCTGAATCAGCCAGTTGTTCCGAAGATTGTAGGTGTTCAGCGTCTGCCGGATATACTTTGCCAGTTTCTCCCGCTCCCCGTAAGACTGCGGGAGGTTCAGTTTTGCCATCCATTTGTCCCTCCTCCTTAGATGAAATTCTCTGAACATTTTTTCCACAAAAGACTTGAAAATCTGAGTAGCGCATGGTATACTGAATTTGCCGAAACAATAAACCATCCGCTACTCGCCGGAGTTTGAATTTCCGAAAACTCGGATTTCATACCCCGTGATTTTCTGCACCCTTTTTGGAATCGGTGTTCATGAGCGTATTATAGTTCATTCTATTCACCGTGTCAACATGAAAAACGGCATTTTATTCATTTTGTAAGAATGAACAAAATGAACGGAGGGAAATTGTATATGTTTATTGACAAATTCATGTATCTTTGCAAACAGAAGGGCGTGAGGCCGTCCATTGCATTGGATAACATCGGAATGGCGCGTTCAAATTTGTCTAAATGGAAAAAATGGAAAGCTGATGGCCTTGAAGGAAAGACCCCGTTTGATTCCAGCCTCCTAAGCATTGCTGAGTATTTTGACGTTCCGGTGGAATACTTCTCCGAAGAAGCCCCGGAAACAGAAAAAGCCCCGGCTCCCAGCAAGGGAACCGAGGTTTTCATGAAGATGTATGATATGCTCACGCCCGATAGGCAGGCGCGTCTTTATGAAGCTCTGTCTGATCTTGTAAAAGAGCAGATGCAAGAGCGATGATCTTTTCCTTGTCCTCTTCACTAAGCTGTTCAAACATCTTCAAAGCTTCCTCCCGCATGTTGTTTCTCTCCTTTACTTTTTATCATTATCGAACGCCTGTTCGGCTTACGCGCTGGTTATAACATACTATCTGTCCAATAAACCGGACTAAATATGGGTTTTAAAAAAATTTTTTGAATCGCCCCGCCACCCGTGCCACAAGGTGACGGGGCTCGCCGCCGGAATGGTGTGTCCCTTACCTTTGGCTAGTATGATAATACTGTTCAGCCGGTGGTGACGTAAAGGTGCATCCGAGTAATTCAGTCGTTCTCAGCGTAATTTGTAGGATTTTTTCGGAAAGGGCGAGCAGAAAATGGAAAAACGGAAAATAATACAACAAATATCGACGATTTGTGATAATCTGCCCGCAAAGATGAAATGGGCAAAGGAGGAACAGCACAAAACCAATCAGCAGATTATTGACAGCACAGGGCTAAGTGAATCCATGGTTAAAAAGTTTTTCTCCGGCCACCTGACTGGCCCCAGTATCTATGATGTGACCGCCATTGCCATTGACCTTGGTCTGTCCCTGGATGAGCTGATGGAGCTGTCCCCGCCGAAGCAAGACCAGAGCGCGGAAATCGAACGGCTGAAAACCGAAATTTCACACAAGGAAGAACTTATCTCGGAAAAAAATAACGCCATCTCCCGGCTGGAAGAGCGCAGCCACATGATGGATAAAGAAATATCCGCCGTCCGGTATAACTGGAAGCATGTGACTTATGGAGCCGCAGGGCTTGCGGTTCTGTTCGGCATCTTCCTTATGGTATATGTCTTTCTGGATATGCAAAACCCGAATCTTGGCCTGTTCCAGTCCGGCCACGCCTCGCCGATCGTTTATGTCGCGGCCTTTTCCATTATCGGAACATGCCTGTATATCGTCCGAACTGTGATAAAGCGAAACGCAAAAAGGAGTAAACACGATGCAAACAATACCAATTGATCTATCGGCTCTTACGCCGGAGGAAAGACAGCAGTTTGCGGATAATCCCTCCGTTCTTTCATCGGACTGCGAGGCGGTCTGCTGCCTGTATATGCGCTACAGCTCCGACCGGCAGACAGAGCAGTCCATCGAAGGGCAGCTCCGGGAGCTGATAGCCTATTGCAAGCACCACAGCTATCGGGTTGCCGCCATTTATGTTGACCGGGCGATTTCCGCCCACGCAAGCATGGACAAGCGGCCAGCGTTCCAGCAGATGCTTTCTGACAGCGCCAGATCGTCATGGAAAACCGTTTTGGTTTACAAGCTGGATAGATTTGCCCGGAACCGGGAAGACAGCGCCATTGCCCGTATGCGGCTCAGGAAGAACGGCTGTAACGTGGAATCCGCGAAAGAGGGAATTTCCAAGAACCCGGAGGGTGTGATTCTGGAAGCCCTGCTGGAAGGTATGGCGGAGTATTATTCTCTAGAGCTGTCCCAGAAGGTACGTCGCGGCATGAGCGAAACAGCCAGAAAAGGGAACAGTACAGGCGGCACTACACCGCTAGGATACACTGTCGTGGATAAGCGTCTGCAAATTGACCCCATGACTGCCCATTTGGTGGAGGAAGCATTTCGCCGGTATGCAGACGGCGATACCGTGGCCGAGATCTGCGACGATTTCAACGCCCGTGGATACCGGACAACGCGGGGAACGAAATTCAACAAGTCCAGTTTTAAGAACGTGTTCCGGAACGAGAAATATATCGGGGTTTACAAGTTTGACGATGTTCGCACAGACAACGCCGTCCCCAGAATTATATCCGATGAGCTTTGGCGGGCTGTACAATCCAGACTGAAAACCAGCGAGCAAGCCCCAGCCAGAGGTAAGGCGAAGGTGCCGTATCTTTTGTCGGGGAAAATTTTCTGCGGTCACTGCGGCGCTCCCATGGTGGGGGAGTGCGGCAGAGGAAAAGGCGGGAAGACTTACAATTATTATTCCTGCGCCAATAGAAAGAAGACCCACTTATGCGACAAAAAGCCAGTCCCGAAGGACTGGCTGGAAGATGTGGTAGCTCAGGACGCTCTTGACGTACTGACAGACGAAATTATCGAATTTGTGGCAGAAATAGCCGCCCAGCAGTCAGAGGAAGACATTCAGAAGAATACACAGATTCCGGTCATACGAAAAAAGATTTCTGAAATTGAAAATAAAATCCGCAATCTGACGAAAGCGCTTGAATGTGCTTCCGTTGCGCCGGACGCTATTGTGGAAAGGCTTGCTGAATTGGAAGCCCAGAAAAGGGGGCTGTCTACACAACTATCCGATGAAGAACGCGGCGTGATTCCGCTCACAAAGGAATCTGTCGTGGTTTACCTGAAAGCGGTAAGAGAAAAGGCGGTTCCGCTGGAAACCCAGAAAGCAATGCTTATTGAAATGCTTGTAAATTCCGTCACCGTTTACGATGACGAACCGGGATTCCTGAAATTTGTGACCGCCTACCGGCTGACGCAGATCCCATCAAAGACATACCGCGTTCCTACTCCGGCAGTATCCCCGTGTTCGGATATAGGGCGTGTTGGGTCACCATTGGACGCAAATCCGAACACAATTACCGTTGTGGGAATGGTTTTCATCCAAACCAGAAGACACGCCCTGCCTTGATTGGTAGGGCGTGTTTCTTTATTTTTTATACATACCCTGCACCACTCCGACGTTCTCCGCCCGTTCAATATCCCGCTTGTGCAGGTACTCATAGACGGCCATCATGGCCGCAGGCGGCGCGCCCTTCTGCTTGCGGTATTCCTCGATGTGGGAAACAACGGCCTTGTGCAGGGCGTTCATGTGGTTCATTTCCTCCCCGCTCAGCCTGTAAAACAGGTCTGCCAGCTCCGGGTCGTCGTGCTTGTATTCCACGGCTAGCTCTGCGTAGGTGTGCGCGTCTTCCAGCTCGTCCTCAATATGCTCCATCAGCAGTTTGATTTCTTTCATCTGATGCCCTCCTGAATGTACGCATACAGCGTATCAATGTCCTGTTTCCCCAGCTTGAGCGTAAGCCCGATTCCGGGGATTTTCACGGGCAGCGCATCTGTCCCCATGTATGGCTTTGCGGCGTTGTACAGGGCGTCAACGTCCACCGTGCCATGCTCCATATCGTAAACGCCCAGCGCCTTTACCATGGGATGATCTGCGTACTGGGCAATAATCTTCGGGAAATTTGCGGTAAGCAGCCCCCCAGCCCCGGCAACCAGAACTCTGTCCCAGCCGGAAAGACTTGGAGCAATGCTTCTGTCAATGAATCTTGCAAGCCCCGCCTGCACGTTTTCCATAGGAATCATAAATTACCTCCTTGAAAGTATGGGGCGGCGGCTGCCGCCCCAATTGTCGGGAATCAACCGTTGCAGCACCCGCCGCACTTGGGCAGGGGGTTGTACAGCGTCTGTGCCGTGGTGCCGGTTCCGGTGGTCACGTCGGCAACCTGCTTCGGATAGAAGGTCGCGTTGGCGTAGGTCACGATGGAATTGTCAGCGCAGCAACGCCGCTCTGCCTCGATCTTGATGTCCTTAGACAGCTCAGCCCGAACGCATTCCACGTCCTGACGAACCAGCGCGAAGCTGTCCTCGGTGCGCTGATTGTGTACGGCCTGATCGCACAGGGTCTTGCGAATGTCCTTGAGCTGTCCGTCAATGTAAGCGTACAGCTCAATGGATTTCTGGTCGTTGTAGGCGTTTGCCTTCAACAGCGCGATTTCGGAATCCTTGGCGGCGAGCTGCTGCTCACGATCCAGTTCATACCGACTCACGGGCATGTTCTCGCTACACCCGCCCCAGCCGTAGCCATAGGGCATGGCGGGCATAATGGGAGCGGTGGGAGCGGGATTGCGGTTGCCGAGAGCCAGAGCGCCCAGGCCGCCCGCAGCATTCATCACGCCCAGCGCCAGACCGGCAATACCCGTGCCAAGACCGGCACCGGCTACGCCTTTGCTTGCATAATCCTTTTCTACTTCCATTAGAAGTCCTCCTTCAAAATATTAGGAGGTGGCCACCTTCTGTCATTATAATAACAAAAAACCAGGCGAACGAATCATCATCGTTTCGCCTGGTTTTCGTCAGAAAATCGTCAATTTGTGGTCAAATAACTAGGTCATCCGGGAGTGTGGCACTGTACCCCTTGACTGCATCATATTTCTGCTGCAATCTTCGGACAACCCTGGTTATCGTGGCTTGGGACACATGAAGATTTTGTGATTGCCATATCTGGCTTTTCCCGGCGGCACGGGTGGTTAGGACATCCATTTCCAGTGGCGTTAGATACGCCAGCCTGTCAAATTCTTTCACAACCACCCGGTTTATCCGGGATTTATCCATTTATGGCATCAGTCCTCCTTGGGAGAAATGTAAGTTCTTGCCTGTTTGCTGTCAGCGATACCGGCGGTGGTAGGATCATTGACCACGCCCAGAATCACCAGCAGGGCAAACACGGCGTTCACCACGGCCAGAAGCTTATCGCCGATTTCGCCCAAGTCCAGCGTAAAGCCGAACAGGGCGGCTACCGTCTGCACCAGCAGAAGCAGCGCGGGAATTGCGGCCATCCAGAAGGCTTTGTTTTTGACACGTACAATCCAGTTAATCATTTTGTTTTCCTCCTTAAAAATCAGCCCAGCCCAAGCCGGGCAAGAATAAACCCTACGACAGCGGCTACGACGATGTATATGACCTTTTCTACAAGCGACTTCCACCGCTTGCCGGGTTCGGATTTCAGCTCCTGCACGTCCGTGCAGAGGCCGTCAACCTTCTCCCCGGTGGCCTCCACCTTCTCCGCCATGACAGCAACAGACGTTGCCAGTGTGTTCACCGCTTCCGTGTGCCGTTCCAGCGCGTCCAGACGGTGGGAGTTGGATTTGCTCCGCTGTTCTACCGCAGAAAGCCGCCCGGCGATTTCCGTTTCTTCCATTGGCATACTCCCTTCTCAGCCGTTCCACCGGCTGTACTTCCCGTTGTCCTCGTGAATGCCCCAGCTGTACAGCCCCAGACCGCCCCGCCCGGGGATTTTCTCGGCCTGCACCTCCTGCGCTATGGCATACAGCTTCTCCGGGGAGATCGCCCCTGAGAGGTCTACGGCCTGTCCCGTGGTGTGCAGGGAGTTGGATACTCCGCCCACCTCGGCATTGTGCCGCTTGCACCGCACACCGGAATTCACGTTCAGGGGCACTCCCGCCCGGCGGCGTATCTCATCGGCCATGCGGACGGTTTCCTCTGCGGGTTCTGCAGGGAAGCCGTTGCAGTATTTCCCGCCGCACTGGCACCGGAACTCCTCCCGGGTGAAGTACTTGATATCGTCCCAGAACGTCCCGGTTTTCGGTTCGGTGCTGGCCTCCGGTTTCTCTACTTTTACCGCCGTCCCGGCGATCGCGCCGATCAGCATTTTCTGGGTAGCGGCTCCCGGTATCCCGTCCACAGTAAGCCCGTAGTCGGCTTGGAACGCCCGAATTGCCCCTTGGGTATTTCTGCCATCAATGCCGTCAATCGTGCCGGGAGAATAGCCCAGATAGGTCAGAAGGCATTGAATTTGCTTTACCGTCATACGTTCACCTCTTCCCAGCCCTGAGGGTATGCGGACGGCGACCATACATTATTGTCCAACGTGGAGCGATACACTTTACTGCCCTCCGTGCAGCAGTCGCCATTATTGTAGGGGCTGGTAGCCAAGGCGACGAACGGCAACGCTTTTGCTGGGTCGGTGCTCCAAGCAAACCCCCACTGTGCGGGAAGTTCCTCCGGCTCCTGGGTGTAGATAGTGCTGTCATAGGGCTGCACCAGCCGCACCACACGCCCAGCAGATGACCGGCACACAAACCCGGCCTTGCGCTCCAGCATGTTTTTGTTTGCGACAGCGGCCTTAAAACTGGGAATGTCGCTATCCGCCGCGTTCAGTTCGGTGCCTGTCATGTCGGGGGCTTTCTCCTGCAAGGCAAGCGCGTTCGCCCGCCCCTGAGCATACATGATGCTTTTTCTTTCCTCTTGTGTCACAGACTGTCAACCCCTTTCTTGTAGGCTTCATCCAGCTCTTTCAGCTGTTCCTCGCCGCCGCTGGCTTTCATTTCCGCGATTTTCGCGAGGATTCTCTGCTTCCGTTCTTCGATGGTCATGCGTTCACCCCCAGAGCGGTTTCGATTTCGGATAATGCGGCTTCGTACTCGGCGTTCTGAGCAGCGAGAGCCTGATACTGCTCCCGCTCATACTCCCGTTGGGCGGTGTCCAACTCTGCCCACGGCTTCCACGGGGCGATCATCTCACCGGCAAATATCACGCCGTCGGCGCGTGTCCACGTCTGACCTGCTGGGATGAAGCGATAACCCTCAATATAGGCGTCGCACTTACCGTCGAAGGAATCCGTTTCAATAGGCGTCAGGCCTTCACCAGAGGTAACGTAGCACTTAAATTCTGAACCAATATAAATTGTTTTCAAGCGTTACAGCCCCCTTACTGCATAGAGACTTCGTAGACGTACCGGATGCCGCCTTTTTCAGAGTACGAAGCGAGCCGGATTAAGTGGCTACCGGTGATGTTGGATATATCGAGGCTTACTTCATCCGAGGCAGTAGCGAGAGCTGCCTGTGCCAACGGTCTACTCGATGCGAAGGAATCCTCAATAATCAATAAAAGAGAAACGCCACGAATATTTGCGTCGGTCTTAGCGGATATGGTGCTGTAGTCAGTCATATCAACCTTGCTTTTCGTAGCCATATTGACTGTTTTTCCCGCTGCGACAAGAAACTCTAGTGCTTGCTTTTCAGCGTTAACCGTCCCACCCCATCCGCCGGTCAGCGAATCATAAGTTTCACCGTCCTTGAACAGATAAGTGATATATAGCAGCGTAACACTCTCGGTCTGGCCGTTGGTAATTATCACGACATCGGCACTTTTTGACTTATCCCCATCGGTGGAACTCACCGTCCACGTCCCTGCGTTCGGTACGATACAAGCCCATGTACCACTGGTGTCGGGGGCGGATAGAGTTGTTGTGCCGTCAGAGCAAGTACAGGTCGAACCGGCGGGATAGGTGATGTTGATAGTAGCTGCGAAAAATGCAATCACGGTGGAATAATCGGTTGTGACCACAACATTCTTTTGGGCGGTCTTGCCGTCACTGGTGATGGTAACTGTCCACGTCCCGCTTGCAAGCCCCTTGAAGACAACCACGCCGCTGGTGCCGGAGTTCTTGATCTTACTCTTGCCGTCCTTGGAAACAGTCACCGTGACGTTTGCTGGAGCTGTGACGGTCAGGGTGCCGCCTGTGCCGCCGCTGGCACCAAATCCATATAAAGGCACTGCAATACTCATACGTACACCTCCACCGTAATCGGAATGTCCACCGTGGGCTTGTCCTCAAGGCAGGTAAACGTCAGCACGCCGCCTGACCGGGAAGCGAAGCTCACCATACCGCACGCCTCTTTCAGCGCAAGATTGGTGGCCGTGTTGCTCCCGTACACTGGATAAGCCATCGCACGTTTTGTATCCGTCAGACCGGAGACCGTAACAGACTGGGTATACGGGGCGCTGGCAGACCAACCAGCAGCAGTTAACGTTGCAGTCTTTGCAATCGTTTTGGCATTACTTAACGCCGTATCTACGAACCCCTTGGTTGCGGCATCAGCACTGTCCGTGGGCGCACCTAATGCTTTAATTTGATGGGAGTTCATGACAATATTTCCGGTCATTAAACCGCCAGCACTAGGCAATGCCCCAACATTTTCAGCTTCTAGCTCAACGTTTCCATTGGAGTTAGGTTCTTTGCCGCACACTTTGGATACAGCTCCGGTGCCATCCAAGCCCATACGGGAGACGGAGTAGGCATAAATCGGGTTTCCGGAATTGAACGTCATTGCAACTCGCGTCCACAGGTAAGCGCCCTGTGCTACCGTGGGAATGCTGCCTTGCCAGTTTCCGGACGGTATAACATTCCCGGATGTGCTGGCTTGATATGTTACGGACTGGCTGGTCAACAGCGCCGGGTTCCCGATGTCGCCCTTTTCGCCCTTGATCTCGAACCACTGATACTTCGTCCAGTCCGTTGGGGCAGTTGCGGAATTGCCGCTGTATACGCCCATCCAATTGTCAGGGAGGACACCGAAGCTATGAGAAGCTGCCGTGGGCTTCTGCGCCGCGTACCGAATCCAGACGTATGCGTTGTCGCCCTTGTCACCTTTCGCGCCGTTCGTGATGGTAAACGTGCTGGTGGTATTATCGTTATAGGTAATACGGTACGTGTCTACCAGCCCGCTGACGGAGACTTTGGCAATGGCTGAAATGCCCCGCCCGTTCTTTACGGTGAAGTCAGAGGTAGTGGTGTCCGCCATGGTGATACGGTATGTATCCGTCAGGCCACTGGTGGAATGCTTCACGATGCTGCTGATACCGCCATGGCCGTCAGCGGCTGCGGTCAGCCAGTTCAGCAGAATTTGTCCCGTCAGCTTCTTTGCCGCGCTGTCCTGTTCCAGGACGAAAAGGTCAGCGGCTTTTATCTGTTCTGCTGCAATCAGCTCGGATATTGCTTTATCTGCCATCTGATTCCTCCTGTTCAGTCTCCTTGTCAGGGGCAGGAAGCGCAGACAGCACCTGCACCACTTCTTCAATGGCCTGCATACTGCCCAGCATCCTGTCCCAGTTCTCCCGTCCTGCGACCTGAACGCCCTCAAGAGTGTTCAGGACTGCCCTAAGTTTCATTACAGGGTTCATTTTTACTCCTTTCCCAGCACCACACGCACCGCGCCGGTTTCCGGTACGATAGCGATTATCTTCGTATATTGGGCGGCGTACTGCCCTTCCCACCACATTTGCACTGTTTCAGCGGGATTTGCAAATACCGTGGCAATCGTCGCCAGGGATTCCCCGAGAATGCGGATGTTTATCTGCCCCGCCTGGGGGAAAGGGTTGAAATAATCGCAGTTGAATTCTTTTCCTGTTGCGGTTTTCAGTTTTTCCATACTTAAGCCCTCACTAATACAGTTTGTGATAATCCGTTTCCGTCCGTGATTGTTCGCCAAGCTACTTCGTAGTCTTTGAAATAGAAGCTCGACGCAAATAATACGGCCGCATCAACGTAACTTGCAGTATTCCATCCATTGAACACACCATTTGCAAAATCCGCATACCCAAGGGAGGTGTTGATACCGCCGGATACTGCGTAATTGCCGATAGAAC